CATCTTGGTTTGAGCTTTCATTTGCTCAGCCTGCAAGAATGCGGCGTTAGGGTCTTGCTGACCTTGCTGCGCCGCCGCCTGCTGCGCCTGCTGCTGGGCTGCAAGTAATTGTTGCTCAACCTCTGGCGTGATTGGAGCAAAGTAACGATCAGAGTTGCGCACGCCAGCCGCAGCCATCATGTCAGACAATGTGTTGCGGATGTTGGTTAGGCTCACCATGCCGTTGTATGGGCCATACTGAGTGTATATCTGCTGCTGGATTTGGAACGCCTGCTGCAATGCCATCATCTTTTCTTCTTCGCGGCCTGTGCCAAGACCAACATTGATGCCAATGTCCATGTCAGCACGCCACACGCGAGGGTCAACCTGCACGAACTGGCCGTTCATCTGCATGGCTTGTTCTTCATCAGTATGCTTGATTGCAGTGCGCAGCATAATACCGAATAGGCGCTTCATGCCATCAGCTAGGTTGCGCACCATCACCTCAACCTGCCCAGCCTGTGCTTGGATTGTGGCCTGCACAGCGGCTTTGGTTGTTGACTGCATCGCATCTGGGTCTAAGCCCATGCTTGCGCGTGACACACCTGTTTTATTCTCAACAAGCTGATCCATATAAGTCAGCGCACTCAATGTCTGGCCAGCAGTAAATGGAACTGTTAGTTCCTGAACTGCGCCAGCCTGACGCATACGCACGATTGCGCCAATCTCGTTATTCATCACATCATCAATGTTGACTGCGCCGTCCACAATGCCGATGCGTGGGTTGTTGGTCATGGCAACGTTGTCTAGGACACCACGCAAGATTGCTGTGCTGGCATCCTGATCATCCATGACGATTTCAGCAAGGCTGCGGCCAAAGAATGTGTGCGGCTCAGGGTCAACCTCAAAGACAGCAAATGGAATTTCATCCCAAGGCTCAACATCTAGCAGCTTATAGTTTGTGCCGCCGCAGATAAGGCGATGCAGAACAGGAATGCCTGTGCCATCTGCGTCAATCTTCATGTAGGCTTCCGTTACGGCAACTAAGCGCATTGATGGGTCTACTGGCTCATCATCATAGTCATCCTGAGCGAAACCCTGACGCTCCATCATCTCAGCTTCAGTCATATCGTCTGAGCCGTACATGCCGCCCAAGCCAGCAACATCCTCAAAGTCAAAGCCCATTGCCACCAATTCGCCGACACGCATCTCAGTGCGATGCGCTACAATGTACGCGTCATCAATGTTGCGGGCCTGCGAGTTGACGAAAAACTCCTCTGGCGGCACGCTTTCCAAGCGCAAGCTACCCTCTGGCATTTGGCGACTAATCTTAAGTGAATGCTCTGGGGCTTCAATCTCAGCGCCAAACTGATCAACTGTCATCACTGTTTCTACGCCATGTTCAAGCACAGTCACGTCATCATCTGAAACCAGCAGCATGTATTCTTCATCTGTCAGATTTTCATATGTATAAATCTCAGCTTTGTAGCTTGTTTCCCAGTACGCTTTAACAATGCCGCATTTCTTAATTAGCGCATCATGAAACGCATCATTAAGCACGCGATAGCCGTTGTTCTGGTTGAACACATAGTGCATGTACTGTGTTGCTTGCTCAGCCGCCGCAACATCTTCTGGTCCGCGAGGCATGTACTCAACGGGCTTGCTGGTGGACATAAACACACGCATCAGGCTTGGCTTAACTGCGCGAATGGTGTCACGCACCTTGGTCGCCACAACCCTGCTGCGGCCATCCTCAAACCCAATATCTGTCTCACCATCAAAATAACGCTGAGCCTTAATGCGGTCTTGGCTGATTTCGCTTTCAACAAAATCTACAGCCTGCGCCATAGCATCCTGAACGATGCCTTCAATCTCACGTTTTGATTTTGCCTGTGGCTGCATTTTATTGCTCCTGTGGGTTCTCTGCGGTCAACCCATATCCGCGCGTGGTTAATGGTGGTTTGAACTTTGTTGGCTCTACACCTGTAGCTAAAAATCTTTTTAACTCTTTCATCTGACTTTTGATCATAGCGTCTGATATCGGCTTGGAAATTATCGCCCCAGCAGTTACCGCAAGGGCGGATGGGCTACCCGCTGCGGCCAAGCTTGCTGTGCCAAACCCGCTTATGACATTCATCATATTTAGCCCCCCAAGTGGGGATAGTTTTCCAAACTGACGCAATATTTTGTCGTCAATATTTCCCTCAAGAATACGGTCCATAGCGGCAATTTCAGTGTCAGAAAAATAAGATTTGCTGCGCTTTTGAGTGCTTATTTTCTTAATCGCCATCTGGTAGCGTTGAGTTACACTTGCGCCAGCCTTAACCTCCCTGTCAGCTTGTTTAAGAGCGTCTTCAAGAATTTCAAGTTTTTTCGTGCGGATATGGCCAAGTCTTGCGGCGTTTAAAAGTGTTGATCCAGACGCCTTAGTTTCTATAAGGTCATCAATGTCATCAAGCATTTGCTTTATCCTAGGATCAAATGCTTTAACGCCACCATCACCTTCTGCATAAACTGAGCGAATACGTTGCCGCATATTGTCTAGGTTCGTGAGCGATGTTGGCGCATCAGTGTACTCATCCATTACATCAAGCGCTCGTTTTATGTGGCCTTCTCCACGCAATTTTCCCTGCGGAGTAATATCTAGCTTTGCCCCAGAAACACCTTGATATAGCTTTTGTCTAGTATTTTCAGCCAGCCCAATCATATCATCTGATGAGAAAACGTCCCCCGCCTTATCTGCTTCACGATATGCTGTGTTTTTAAAGGCCATCTGCGTTTCTTTGGAGGGCTTTGCAATTGCGCGAGATAACGTTGCGTCAACTGCGTTATTACCAGTTTTGACCTCATTATATATTTGGCTCGGCTTTACCCAAGCGTCATATGGTTTAGCGGCAAGGTTAAATGATCTTGCCGCAACAGTGGGGGCCGCAATTGCGCCAGCAATTCTTGCGATTGGCTCAAGCTCAGTCCCTTCTGTTGCCTGACCAGCGGCTTCACTGCCAAGACCAGACACGGCGGCAGCGGCTTGCGCTTCTTTTGTTAGGCCAGTCTTAGCAATGCCCTCACCAAGCTTTTTTGCGCCAACCTTAGCTAAGCCCTTTCCTGCCGCGCCAACCGCGCCAGCGCCACCCATAAACTCGCCAATAGTTCCAGCATATTCTGCGGCTGTACTCTCACCCTGACGATAAAGACCTTGCGGATCAGCACCAAATACGCCAGCAATACCTTTATATGCAGCGTCAAGGCCGCGACCAGTTTTAGTATCTAGGATTGGTCTAACTTGCTCTGCGCCTGTAGCTAGATCATATCCAGCACCAACCGCACGCGTAGCCATCTCTGGCAACTCAAGCGTACCCTTAATACCGCGCAAAACCCCAGCAGCGGTAGTGCCAATTACATCCCCGATTTGCTCGCCAAGCGTATCGACCTCGCCTTGCCCAACAATGTTTTCATAAAGAGCCTGACCAACTGTCTGCCCTTCCTTGCGAAAGGTTAGCTTATCGCCGCTGGGCGCTGAACCCTTTATTCGCTGTGCAGCCTGAACAAGCTGACGCGCAGCAGCCTCATCACCTGCTGCGTCTGCATTTCTTGCGGCATTCATGTATTCTTCATAAGTCGCCATATTAGCCACCATACTTTTTCAGCAAATCTTCATCCGTTGCGCCTTTAGATTGACCTACTGCCTGTGTCCCAGAAAGCCTTGGTGAGTACCCAGCTGCCGCCATTGCTTCAGGCGGATACGCATCAAACTTACGAATAATGCCCTCATAGACTGTCTCAACCTGAGATAGTGTATCCAAGAACTGCTTTTCAGATTGAGCTTGATCCAAGCTACCAAGTGTTGATTTAAGAAGGTCAAGTTCTCTCTCAGTAACTTGCCCAAGTGCGCCACCAGTAGGGCTAGCATCTCGCATCTGCTGCAAGCGTTCAAACCCAATGCTAGCCTCTATCGGTTTTAATAGAACATTAACGTCAAGGGCAGCAGTGCTTCCGACCCTTCTTAGCGCCTGACCTACTATACCAGTGGTTGGCAAGATGCTATTTTCAATTACGCTTCTGATCTTATCAATATTGCCAAGAACAACTCCGCCCGACACCATTGTCTGATTTTTGACTGCTTCTTCTGTTTTCGATACTTTCTCAGTATCCTTAAACAGCTTAGTGTTCTTAATTGGTAGCGCTATTGGTATGCCCCTATCGTCAAGAACAACCTTGCCTTCAGCATCCCGCTGCCAAGCAGTGTCTGTGGGTGGCTTGCCATAGTCAATTCCAGTTGGCCCTACGTTTATGGTGGGCGCTGTTTTTGTTTGGCTTAATGCCATCTCCAGAGCCTCTTTTTCATTCTTAGCAATGCCTCTTGCGAGTAAATCCTTTGCAAGCGCTTGATATTGGTATGTTTTTTCCTTCGGCTTGGTTAGGGCCAAATTAATAGCACTCGCTGGATCAACAGCACCAGTCATAACTGCATTGGCCAAATCCTCGCGGCTTTGGCTTTTCAGCCACTCAACAGTCTTATTGGCCTGACCTTGCAGTTTCGCCTCAGCCTTACGTTCTTGCATACTTGCAGCACGCTGCTGGACAAGTGGCTGCAAGCGCGCATCGCCTGTGCCTGCCATAACAGCCATCGCAAGTTTATCTGCAAAGTCTTGGCCCATGCCAATGCGCTGGCCTAGCCCCTGCCCACCAAGTAGGCCACCAAGCAAGCCCTGCGGCTTTTCTTCTTGCATCATCTGTGCTGGTTGTTGGGCCATAGCTGCACCACCTTTTCCGTAACCTTCCCAAGCGCCAGTGCCTTGGGTTTTCAGTATCCACTGACCAATTTTATCTTGCGTTTCTTTATCAAACTTTTGATTAGGGTCAATTCCCAGCGCATCAACCGCA